AATTCAACTTATGCTAATGAGGAATTGGCGAAATGGGATAGACAACGTGAGTTAGGTGACATAACTTTAGACGAGCAAATTGAAAACATTGAAGCACTGATGGAAGTCAAGCGTGATACGTGGGACGAAGAAGGTAATGCGATGACAAAACTTCGCAAAAATCTCGAAGACCTGCACAAAATAAATATTAAAGGCTGGGACGCAGCGGGCAAGGCATTAGGTGAATGGGCAAAAGATGCCATGAATTGGGGTAAGAAATTAGGTGAGATATTTACTTCTATGATAGACGGTGTATCTCAAAATATTGCCAGTGCTATTGTCGATGGAGAGGCAAACTTTAGAGATTTCTTCAAGTCGATTCTCAAACAAATAATTGCCACAATTATTAGCTTAACAATCGCTGCCGCTCTTATGACAATCATCGACCCGTCTGCACCGGCCAGAGCACAAGCTCAAACTATTGGAATGATTTCAGCAATGGGTTCGGCGGGCGCTGCTGCGATGGGTAATTTACCCGGCAAACAAACTGGTGGGTATATTGAAAAGACTGGTTTGTATAAAATGCACGAAGGCGAAAAGGTTCTTACGAAGTCACAACAAACAGCCCCAGATGCAAGAGGCGAGCCTATTAGAATAGAGCTAATCAATGCTCAAGGAACACCACTTACTCTTGAAGAAGAAGAAGCTGTGGAAAATGGAGTGGCAAGGATTATGATTAAGAAAGCCGCAACTGATGGCCCAACAAGAATGGCCTTTAATTTAATATAAGGAGTAAGTAATGAATACGTGGCCCGTGGGATTAAGTAGAGGGCCGGGCATAAATTGGACAGAAATAGATTCTAAGAGTGCAGTTAAGATCGCCAACGCTGCCAGTGGATTGCCTGTAATTAACGAACTATTTACCTTCGATCCAAGAACATGGATGGGCGTGTTTAATTTAGTGAGCCAGGCTGATAAGGAAACAATCAATACGTTTTATCAAGACAACAAAGGAGTTCCATTTAATTGGCTAAATCCGCAAGATACTTTGACTTACCAGGTTATTTTTATGTCCCCCCCCAAAAATGTTTTAGATAAAATTTCAACAAGGTGGAGAATCAGTTTCACCTTCAAACAATATAGTTCAACCGTAGTTTAGCTTTAATAAAGGAATTTAATCATGGCTTCAAATTTAGCCTTATATGCAGAAAATAAAATGTTGGAATTACTTGTCGGCAAGACACCGTTTGCGACACCTACAGCTTATATCGGTTTATTCACTGTAATACCTGATGAAGATGGTGCAGGGGGTACAGAGGTCTCCGCAGGGAACTATGTTCGTAAAAGTACGGCTGGCGGTGACTGGGAAGCTGCTGCTGCCGGTGCGATTCAAAATGCAAACGACATTACCTTTATCGAATGTGCCGGTGCTAACTGGGGTGAAATCGTAGGTATTGGAATATGGGATGCTGAATCTGGTGGCAATATGATATTCTGGTTGCCTGTTGGGGCAAGCAAAACTATTGATGTTGGTGATACATTCAGACTCGAAGCCGGTGACGTCGATATAACCGCAGCATAAGATTGAAGGAGAACTATTATGGCAAGTGGTGATACACTACTTACATTCACTCCACAGTGTAATGAACCTCCTGCGGCAAATTTTGCAACGCTCGATTTACGTAACGGTCATCCGGTTTTAGATTTTGACCCCACGACGAATGAGTCTGCAATTTTTCGTGATGTAATGCCGCGTCATTATAAAGGTGGTGGTGTAACGGTTTATTTACATTATGCAATGACATCTGCGGAGGCTAACACAGTTGATTGGGATGTAGCATTTGAAAGGATAGGGGATCAACAAGTGGATATTGATGGCGATTCCTTTGCTGCTGTAAACTCAGTTGATAATAATGCAGTTCCGGGAGCATCTGGTAACGTCGATATTGTATCAATTGCGTTTACTGATGGAGCAGATATGGATTCAGTAGCGGCTGGCGAAGGCTTTAGATTGAAAGTTACAAGAGATGCAACTAACGACGATGCTACTGGCGACGCTGAATTATTATTTGTTGAGATTAAGGAAACATAATGGCACGTTTGTTTGTTCGAACCTCACAAGAATACTTACAGGTCGAAAGCCCTGTGGTGACATCCTATCCTATAGGTATGGCTTGTTGGTTTAAGTCCACCAATGTCACAAACAGGCAGTCTTTGATATTTGTGGGAGATAAGGACACAACTAGCTATTATATTGCACTTCAACTTGAGCCTGGATACGTTAGTGTTTTGAGTAAGAACTATGGTGTTGCTGAATTTAGGGCAACAACAACTCTTGCATTTTCAACAGGTGTGTGGCAACATGCAGCCGGTCTCTTTTTAGGTGTTACTGAGAGACATGCTTATCTTAATGCTGGCAGTAAAGGATCGAGTACAGGTGAAGTCGGGGCAATGTCCACCCACGATAGAACATCCATCGGTGCGAGTCGAGACTCATCCGATGGCGATTATGCGGACGCCGAAATAGCAGAGGCAGCTATATGGGACTTAACTGCTTGGGGAGCAAATGATGCTGAAAGAGAGACAAGTTTTGAAAAGGTAATAGCGAGTTTAGCTAAAGGATTTGCTCCGTCATTCTTCCCATTAGGTCTAAAAGCATATTGGCCCTTGATTAGAACACTAAACGACAAAGTTGGGGGCTTTAATTTAACAGCATCCGGCACAGTGATTTCTCCGGGTACGAGGATCATTGTACCGTCGTACATCAATACAGGTAGAACACACCTTCGTCTTGGTACGGCTTCGGGTTCAACTGAGTTTACCGGCACAGCGACCGCTAAAGCATTAAAGACTTTTACAGCATCCGGTTCTATTGAATTTACTGCCAGTGTTGTAGGTAAAGTCTTAAAGACATTCACTGCCGGTGGTTCAATAGAATTTACTGGTACTGTAACAGGTGCAATAGGTCACGACTATATGACCCCTGCCATGCACGCTTCTATAGTAGACCCACAACAGGGCGGAGCGTGGTTGTGGTTTATAGTTGTCAAACTACCCGGATATAATCCTATAAAATATGTCAGAAACACAGAGGATGTAAACTACTGTGGTATTCCGTACACTGCGTATAATTTTCAGAACACTAATCCTAAACAAGGTTCCGAAGGCTCTGTATCTCGAACAACGGTAAAGATAGCTCAGGATGCTGATTATACTCTTGAAGACAAAATCAATGCCTTACACGGCAAAGGTGGCTGGATTAAAATCATAAAAGCTCATGTAGATCACCTTGATGAGTTTATTTTAGAGAATGAAACAGTTAGTTATATATTGTCAATGAAATCCAATACTGACTGGGTGACCTTTACTCTTGGAGATGTCAACCCCAGTAAGCAGGTGTTTCCGATTAGAAGATGTTCAAGCCAAATTTGCCCCTTTCATGTTGTTGGTTTGTTCAAGGGAATTGAATGTGGTTATGCGGGAGCGGATAAAACCTGTACCGGGCTATATTCAGATTGTGACGATAAAGGTAACGCCGTTCGTTGGGGTGGCGAATTGATGTTGGAAAGGAAACTATAATGGCGACCGGTTATGACGTAGGATATGAATATTCTTTAGAATACAGCCGTAACTTAGAGCTTGAAGCCGCAGCCGCCGCTTATAAAAAGGCAAGAGAGGCCAGAGAACTTGCATTAAAAAGTCAACTGGAAACATTCGGCATTGCCGGTGTAACTACAGGTGAGGATAATTTACCACGAGCTAAAGCCTATGGCACTAATTTAGTATCGGGAAACATTGTCGAATGTTGGACAAGTGGAGTAGATACATGGGGACAACATATAGTTGGAGGAGTTGTCTCAAGAATGGAAGTCCTGAATATGATTGTCGATTACGGCGAGGGGCCGGATGGCGGTATAGAAGCGGGACAGGTTTTTCTCGACGGTAAACCTTTTGAAACTTTGAGCAACGAACCAATTCAAGAACGCATCGGGACTATGGATCAAACCTGTATGACTGGGTTTGAGAAAAAGAAGAAAGAAACCAAGTATGACTATCCTTTGTTGGAAGCAGATGGCTGGCATACAATCACATCCCCCCATAGTAATTTTGACGATCTTGAATTTACATTGTTTTTTCCAAATGGTTTGATTAAATATTCGGCAGACGGAGCACCTTGGGAACACAGTTGTCATGTACAGGTGGAGATTTCAGTTAAGGACGCTGATGACTGGACGTCTCTCTTTGATGACGATATTAGTGCCATGACACTTCAAGCATTCTTTCAGTTTTACAGAGTGAGTGACTTGGGATTTAACTGTGTAAACGGTACACAATATGATTTAAGGTATAAGAAAACCACAGCCGACGATGTAGAAGGACAGACTCAAGACTTGGAATTGCGTTCACTCAGAGAAGTTATTGACAAGGCATTTACACGACCCGGTAGGGCCTTGTTGGGTTTGCGGGCGGTTGCTTGTTCTTCATTAACAAGTAACGATATTCAGGTTGTCCGCAAAGGCAGACTCATCCGAACATTCAATGCTGCCGGTGAAGCAACAATTGAATATAGTGACAACAGAGCGTGGGTTGAATATGATATTGAAACACAACCCGTTATTGCTGGAAACGGTGCTGGAACACCTTTTTATGTAGAAAGATTTGAAAGAAAATGTGACGATGAAATGGATTTTGATTTCTATTATGCCTGGAGCTTATTTTGTAATGAAGACATTCCTGATGGTTATGGTGGAACAGAAGCTCGTTGCCCTTGCTGTATTAACGTCAGTGCATTTACAGATGTATCCAAATTAGCATCTGCAATTGCTTTAGTTGGCAGGGCACATCTATATAAAGACGGTAAAATTAGCACCGGATGGATTGACGATGCTGTTGCCACAGCCACCGACTTAGTGACTATGGATACTATAATGGAAAATTCATGGTCGTCTCAATGGATAAAAGACGATGAATTAGACCACACTATTGTAGTAGATTTTAACAATTGCAGAAAAGGAGGCGAACGAGACTCCGCATCTTATACCTTAGAAGACGTGGGTAGTTATCAAAAGACAATGACTCTGGATGGAGTAGGATTACCTACACGCGGGACTGCTATCCACTGGGCTAAATATCTGATGGAAAGAAGCAGACTTGTTCTTAATGAGAATACTTTCAAGGTAGCAAAAACCGGATTCAGATATGGGCCGGGAGACGTGATTAGGCTGCAATGTAAAATAGCCAATTGGGGTAAAGCATTTAGAATCCAAAGTTCAACCTTCGATACCATTACCGTTGATAGAGATGCTGAAGCTGAAGTATCTCCAGGCGATACTATCTACATACGTACCTACGATACAGTTGATGAAGAAGTGGTTACCAAACTATATATTGTAGATACAGTTGTTTTAAACTACGAAGGATAGTCATTGTTCAGCCTACATCAGACAATTATTTCAAAGTTGTTGTCGAGACATACGACGACGACCTTTACGATTCTGACGACTATGTTCCAATGCACCCCGACGAATACTATTCCTATCCGGGAGCCTTGCCGGGCTTAGTATCGGGTTCAACAAAGCCATTAACTCACTGGGAGTTAGCACGAGCAGTAGCTAATCGTGTACCTGTCGAGCCTGACAACGACATTCCCCAAGTAAGTAATTGCACATGGTCTGGTAACGATGTAGACACTATTGAATGGGCAAAAACAGATGCGTCTTTCCCTATTGTTTTCAGATATAAAGGAACATCACATGCCATTGCCGCAGACACTGCTACGGATGATTTTGTTTATTGGGACTCTGCAAACCCCACTGTATTCTCAAAAACATCTGATTTTGCCGTTGTTGTCACTGCTATCCATAACGGCGGGTGGTGCATGGCTTTCAATACAGATGGAGTTCCAAGTAGTGCTGTGCCGATGCCGCTTCTTCATGGTGGATTGATACAAGCTGGAACTATCACAGCAAACTTCGGACAAATAGGTGCATTGGCTGTTGGTAATGCAGAGTTACAAGATTTAGCAGTTGGTAGTAGAAATCTGGTGATTTCAAATTTCCAAAACCTCATATCGAATCCGGGTTTTGAAGCAGGTGATGTTGAATGGAGTAAATCAGCAGATTGTACTATCTCTGACTCATACGGCGGTGGTCGTACTGGTGCTTGGATGGCAAGAGCAACCGGAGTAGGAAGCAGAGTCTTTACCAGTAATAAGTTTTATGTGGTTCCAGGTGAAAAGTATCATTTTTCTGCCTGGATGATATTTTCAGGAGACTTCGCTGCAACAGGAGCTTCCGGTGTTGAAATTTATTGGTACACCGCTGCGGACGTTTACGTCGCTAACAGCGGAACGAATATTACCCCCAGCACTTCATGGCAAGAAGTATCTGGAGTAGGCACTGTCCCAGCTACGGCAGCGTATGGGCAGCTTAGAATACGTACATATAGTATGACTGCGGGATACATGTATTGCGACGATGCCTACGTCAGCAAACAAAGAGGAACCAATGATATTGAAGCCGGTGCTATAACTCCTGAAAGCAGTATCCTTGCCGCTCTTTCTGTAGGTACTCCTGAACTTGCACTCAAGGCTGTGGATACACCACAATTGGCCGACTTTGCCGCAACAAGTGCGAAGATCGGATTGTTGGCTGTTGAGTATGGTAACATAAAGAATCTTGCAGTTGACACCCTCAAACTTGCCAACCAATCCACTACAGAATTAGAAACAACTTATACAGCAGGAATGACGGGGTGGCTATCTAAATATGGAACAATGACAAATATTGCTGAAGCTGACGCCGACCAATCTGGAGGCATCGTTCAGCTTTTTGGTGGAGCCAGAATTACAAATTCCAATGGTACAAGTAGAACCGTAGTATTGGAATTAGCTGCCCACTGTAATAATCCTTCTTTTACAGTTTATTTTGACCCGGAAGAATTTACAGTAGCAGGCAGCGGTGTAATCTACAAGACCATTAGAACCTTTGCAATCATGGATTTGTGGAATGCCGGTGGTTACACCGATTTTACATGGATACTTTACGCATCGTGCAAAGAGGATGCGACATCCTTGAAGGCCGACCTCAGACGAATCTATGTTTTACAATGGAAGGGAAAATAATATGGATAATTATATCTATGATTTAGACGGTAATGTGATTGCTGATTATTACATCTATGACTCCGCCGGTCAAATCTTAAAGAGCGGTGTTTCCAAAAATTTGGAGAAAAAGAAAGCGAGATTACCAAGAGGTCAATTCTTAGGTTTAGGTAAAGCTGATGATTCAAAACAAAAAGTAGTTGACGGTAAACTTGTAGATGGACAAGTACCGGTAGAAGATAGAATAGTGTGGGTTGAACAGACTGCTATACAGAAAATAACACCTACTCCACTGGAGGCAAAAATAGCAAAGCTATCAAATGGTTTAACAAAAGCCCTTAAGCGCATAACAGCCTTGGAAGAACAAATATTATGACTAATAACGAACGAGACAAATTAGCAATAGAAATGCACATGGATATAAAATGGATTAAGGCCTGGACGGTTGAACATAATCAAAAACATGCTAAGTACATCTATATGCAGAATTTAATTCTGAGACCAGTCGAATAATTCGTCGTGGGGTATGCCAAGCTCAACATATACCAAAACCAAGACAGTCAAATGCTATTGCTTTAGTTCGTACTGATTATAGATATAATGCTATAGCGTGTGACAAAATAAATGAAAAGGATATAGCTGTTAATCCAACGCCTGCATTAAAAGTCTTTGATATGCATAGACCAAAATCTAAAACACCGAAAGGGAAAAAACCTGCACACATTACCAACGATCAATTAAAAGCAATATTGACTCGTGTAGCTAAACTTGAAAAGAAAGAAGAACATGGATAAAGAATTAAAAGAAACATTAACTGAGATGGACGACAAGCTTGATTTAATATTGCAATGGAAAGCTGGGTTCGAAGAACGTTGTGTTGCTCATAGAGACAAAACCGAAGAGCTTAGATGTACGCTTTACGGAGAGAAGGGGAATAATGGCAT